CGGAGGGCTTCAACCCCACCGTGGGCGGGTACCTCGACCTGCGCGGCCTGACCTCGATCCCGGAGGGCTTCAACCCCACCGTGGGCGGGGACCTCTACCTGAGCGGCCTGACCTCTAAGGCCAAAAGCCATACTCCCGGCGTCAAAGAAAAGTGTCGCGCGGCGGTTCTATCCGCGTTCGCGGCGGTTGGTTTCTCCTTCGCGGATGGAGTTTTGGCGCGGGTAGTTTCCAAGCGCGGCCCGGTATCTCGGGTCATCATCTGCGGAAAGACCGAAGTCTCCTACCTCGTCACCGACGGGGAAGCGTGGTCCCACGGCAAGACGTTGGCCGAGGCTCGGGACAGCCTCCTCTACAAGATCGGCTCGCGGGACACCTCCGAGTTCAAGAACTGGAAGCTCGGAAAGGAAGTCAACAAGCGGGACGCAATCCGGGCGTATCGGACGATTACCGGGGCCTGTGAGGGAGGCGTTCGGGCGTGGATGGAACAGCGCAAGACCCCGGAAAAGCTCACCGTCAAAGAGATCATCGACCTAACGAAGGGCGCCTACGGCAATGAGAAGTTTAGCGAGTTTTTTGCGGGTTCTAGGTGAGCGTCCACCCCGGCCAGCAGTACCGCGCCATCCGTGGAAAGCACGCGGGCAAGGTGTTCGATCTCTGCTACTGCATCAAGTTCGACGGGGTAGTCACGGCGGTACTGGATCGCGGGGGGCGCAAGATGGAGGTGCCGGCTTCGGAGCTGCTTAATCCGAGGCTTTGGGTTTGCGTTATGAGTCCCGCGGAAATCAAGGGGAGCGAGAGGGAATAATGGGCTGTGACATTCATCTGTACGTAGAAAAGCGCGTGGATGGGAAATGGATTCCCGCCGACAAGTGGACGAAAAGCGAATACGAGAACGAGGGTAACCCGCTGACCGTTGAATACAACGCCCGCTTCTATTCCGGCCGGAACTACGATCTATTCGCCGTCCTCGCCGATGTCCGCAACGGCTATGGCTTTGCGGGCGTCGATACTGGCGATGGATTTAAACCGATCCGCAAGCCCAAGGGGCTTCCGAAGGATGCGAGCCGGGAGGTTCGAGCCGAGTCAGAATCATGGGGAATCGACGGCCATAGCCATAGCTGGTTCACGGTCGCGGAGCTACTCGCTTACGACTGGACGCAAATGACCACTAAGCGCGGATGGATCAATGGTCCGATGTTTTTCCATTGGTGCGGATGGAGGCGCGATCATGGCGAGGGGCCCGAGTCGTACAGCGGCGGTATCAGCGGACAAGGGATAGAACACCTCGCCGTTGAGGAAATGGAAAAGCGAATCGAAGCTATAAAAACTCTTACGCACACCTCTGCGCCAGGCGTTGCCGCCGCGAAGGTCGAGCAAGAGTTAGGCCGCTGCTACACGCAAGTCGCATGGAAGGCCATGTACTCCAGCCGGTGCGGAGCCTTTTGGAGCGACACGATACCGCGCCTACTGAGGCTCGGGAAGCCGAAGGACGTCAGAATCGTGTTTTGGTTCGACAACTAATGAACCAAACCACCCGCGAAACCCGCGAAGCCGGATACCAGTTCTCGCTCCCAATGGCCGAGACAATCCGCCTAGCCGTCCTGGCCGCTCTACGGGCCCACCCGGAAGGCCTGACGGCCGAGGAGGTTCAGGCGGCTACGGGGTACAGCCTAAATAGCTGCCGCTCCAGACTTACAGAAGCCAAGTCCTGCGGGCTAGTGGAAGTCATCGGCAAGAGGCCGAGTCTGAGGACGGGGATCGCTGTCGCCGTATGGCGGGCCGCATGAACCTCGGCGAGATGGTGGTCGACTCCTTCGCGGGCACCGTGGCCGCTCTTTTTGTCGAGCGGGGGGGGGTGTACTGGAACCTTCCCGGCGTCGATGCCTGGGACAAGGAACGGGACGCGCGCCTCTACGCTGGACCGCACCCGGTTGTAGCGCATCCGCCCTGCGAGCGGTGGGGCCGCTACTGGTTCGGTTCTCCCTACCTGGCTGGCAAAGGTATCCGTCTGAAGAAGGGCGACGACTCGGGCTGCTTTGCCTCGGCCATCGCGTCCGTGCGCCGCTGGGGCGGCGTCTTGGAGCATCCCGAGGGCAGTCACGCCTGGCTCACGCATGGGCTATTCCCGCCCGCGAAGTCGGGCGGCTGGCACGCGGCCGGCGACTTCCTTGGCTGGACGTGCTGCGTCGAGCAGGGGCACTACGGACACCGCGCGAGGAAGGCGACCTGGCTTTACGTCTGCGCGATTGCCGAGTTCCCGTCCCTGCGCTGGGGCAAGTCCGCCGCGACCGCGAAGCTGGAGGATTCCTTCCGCACCGCCGAGGAAGGCCGACGGCGAAGAGCCAGCCCGGACTACAAGCCAGTAGCAAGGCTCTCGCACTACGAGCGCCTTGCTACGCCGCTTCCCTTCCGCGATCTACTCCTAGGCCTGGCCAGGTCCTGCCGCGTCGAGACCCCCCGATGATGGCCCAGGTCCTGGTCTCGGCCAACTACGCGCCGGTGAAACGGGGGGAGGCGTGATCCGTCTCATACGGATCATCGGTATCATGATCTACCTCACGGGCGGCGGGCTGACCGCGCGGACGCTCCCGGTCCTGCACGCGCACCCGGACATCGGGCTCCTGGCCCAGCCGAACAGCTACGACGCCTCCGTCGTGCGGCGCTTCCGGGTCTGGGGCGCCGACAACGGGTGCTTCGCGCAGGGCGCGGCCTTCGACGCCGACCGCTGGCTGGCCTGGCTGCGCCGCCTAGCGCCCTACGCGCCCGCCTGCCGCTTCGCCACGGCCCCGGACGTGGTCGCGGACGCCCGGGCCACCTGGGCCCGTTCTGAGCCCTTCCTGACGCAGCTGCGCGCGCTCGGCTACCCGGCCGCGCTGGTCGCCCAGGACGGGCTGGAGGGCATGGACGTCTCCTGGGGCGCCTTCGACGCCCTCTTCATCGGCGGATCGACCCGATGGAAGCTCTCCAGCGCCGCGCGCGAGATCGCGCGGGAGGCCAAGGCCCGCGGCCTTTGGGTCCACATGGGCCGGGTCAACTCGCTGCGCCGCCTCGAGATCGCCGAGGGTTTCGGCTGCGACTCGGCCGACGGCAACTTCCTGGGCTTCGGGCCCGACCAGAACCTACCCAAGCTCCTGCGCTGGTTACGACAGATCGAGATCGCGCCGATGCTGAACTTCGTGCCGAGGGATAACGCGGGAAGGTGCGGCGTATGATGACCGTCCCCAAGCGCCCCGCCCTGAGATGGCATGGTGGGAAGTGGATGCTCGCGCCCTGGATCATCGGGCACTTCCCGCCGCACCACATCTATACGGAGGCCTACGGCGGGGCGGCGTCCGTGCTGCTGCGGAAGCCCCGGTCGGCGGCCGAGGTCTACAACGACCTCGACGAGGACGCCGTCAACCTGTTCCGCGTCCTGCAAGACCAAGACGGCGCCGCGCGCCTGCGCGCCCTTCTCGAGGTCACGCCGTTCGCGCGGGCGGAGTTCGAGCGCGCCTACGTCCCGACGCAGGATCCGATCGAGCGTGCGCGGCGGCTCATCATCATCGCCTTCATGGGCTTCGGATCGAACAGCCACAACCACGCGGTCAAGACCGGCTTCCGGGCCAACTCGAACAAGAGCGGGACCACGCCGGCGCACGACTGGACCAATTACGCGGACGCGCTGCCCGCGCTCGTGGAGCGCCTGCGCGGCGTCATCATCGAGAGGCGGCCCGCGCTCGAGGTCCTGGAGCAGCACGACAGCCCTCGCACCCTGCATTACGTCGATCCTCCCTACGTCCATTCGACGAGGAACATGCCCGGGCTCTCCGCCGGGACGCACAAGGTCTACAAGTTCGAGATGACCGACGCCGACCACCGCGCGCTCGCGGCGGTCCTCCATCGTCTTCGGGGGGGGGGTAGTCCTCAGCGGCTACCCGTCGGCCCTCTACGACGAGCTCTACGCGGGCTGGCACCGCGTGCAGCGCACGGCCCTCGCGGACGGCGCCCGCAAGCGCACCGAGGTCCTCTGGCTCAACCCGGCCGCCGCGGCGGCGCAGGACCGGCTCCTGTGATTTCGGTGGCCCAAAAAAATTTTCTCTCGTCGAGCGTCATAAATTTTTCATGAAAGAGAAACAAATCGAGAACATCAGCAAGCGCTGCACCGGCTGCTTGCGTGATCTGCCGCTCGAGGAGTTTCACCAAAACCGGCGCACCGCGGATGGCCACCAGTTCGCATGCAAGTCATGTGTCAAAGCGCACTATCTGAAGAACCGCGACCGTGCCCTTGCCTATTCAAAAAAATACAGGATGGAGCACCTCGAGTATTTCAGGGTCAAGAGCAAGGAATACAACGCTCGTCGAAAGAGGTCGCCGGCTTACAAGTTCTACCACTATCTGCAAGGCGCTCTTGTTCGAGGACTGCCGTTCGAACTGACGAATGACCACTTCTACGCTCTGATCGCGGAGCCCTGCTTCTATTGCGCCCTGAAGCAGAAGATGGGCGGCATCGACCGCGTCGATAACTCCCGGGGCTACTACGCGGACAACGTTGTCCCATGTTGCACTTGGTGCAACCGGGCCAAGGGCAAGATGGCGCAGGCTGATTTCATCGCGCGGTGCATTGCGGTAGCACAAAAGTATGGAAATTGACTCTCGTCGGAGAAATGACACTTTCGGCACCTCTCAAGTTGTGCGCCGAATCAGCAGGCGGGTCGTTAAGCTCTTCGGAGCGAGTGGACGCCGCGGGGGAGACGACCTGTCCCCGCAAACTTTGGATGTGAACAGGAGGAGTGCGTGTCCTACATCAACGTAGACCTGGACTACTTCGACCACCCCAAGACCAAGCGCCTTGTTGGCTTGCTGGGAGTTGGCGCCGAGCTGCTTCCCATCCGCCTTTGGGCCTACACGGGCAAGTACCATCCCCGCACCGGGATCATCACCGGCTACGCTCCCCAAGAGGTCGAGATCTTCGTGGGCTGGAAAGGCAAGCCCGGGAAGATGGTCGCGGCCCTGCTGAAGGTTGGCTTCGTGGAGCTAGTCGGCACCCCGAAATGCCTGAAAATTCACGATTGGAAGACCACTCAGGGACACCTTTGGAGCCTCAAAATCAGAAATAAAAAAATTGCACTCAGTCGGTGGGAGAAACTACGTCGAACGATGGAAGAACGCAAGTCTACCGTCGATACCAGTGGTACAAATCTGGTATGCCAGGACCCCAATCCTGGTATGCCCCCAGGCCCAGGCCCAGCCCAGGCCCAGCCCATACCCAAGCACAAACCCGAACCCAGGCCCAGCCAAGAGCCTGGTACGGAAACGGCACGGGTTGTCGCAAGCGACAAAACGGAGGGACGGCCGGGGATCTGCGATTACCGCTACCAGGATGGGGCGAGATGCAGCGCCGACCGCGAGCCGGGGGCGATCTTCTGCCGGCACCACATCGAGAAGCGCCGGGAAGAGAAAGCTGGCGGCAAACGGGTAGGCGGCTGGAAGAGCTCCGCCGAGATCGCGGAAGAAGGCTTCAGGATACCCGGCCAATGACGATAGAAACCACCTGCCCCACCTGCGGCGCCGCCGTTCTCCTTCGCGGCGGGACGCTGCCAGGCTCGACGCATTGGTACGAGGCCGTGAAGGACGCGCGGGTGACGGTCGAGGCGTGCGGGATGTGCGGGAGGAGGGGATGACGGCCAAGGAGGCGCGAAAGATAATGAGGGACTTGGACGAAAGCAAATGGAGTTGGTTTCAGTTTTTTCAAGGCGTGTTAATTGGCTGCACGATTCTATTCGCCCTCATGCTTCTGGAACACGCCTGGGCCAAGGCCAGCGCGGACATAGCGGCAAGCAAGGCCCAGGTGCGGATGGCGGGGGCGTTGGAGAGGATTGCGGATTTGGAGGCTGGCAGGATGCTTTTGATGGGGCCTGGCGCGAACGCTGATAGGCCTAGGAGCGACTTTCGCGGCCCAAAGAGGGGTGGATAGGCCATGAGCGAAACAAAGCGGCCTAAAGCGCGGATCGCGGAGTTTGAATCCGTCCTTTCGGGCCGGACGGTTTCATGTTCCGGGTGCAATGAGGCGGCGAAGCGGCTGGCCGCGATGACGGCATGGGCCGACAGAATGGCTATGCGGGCGCAGCAGTTCCATGACGACGAATGGTGTTCATGCGATGTTTCAAATCCTTGCGACTTGGCGAAAGAGATTGACTCACGGCCCACGGAGGCGAAGCGATGAAGCGATATAGCGACACAGAAAGGATGAACTGGATGGGAAATAAGTCGACGGGATGGTATCCGACTTGCGACGGGCATTGCTTTGAGATTAAGAGCCTGGGCCGCAACGGGATCGTGGAATTTCCGGGAACACTACGTCAGGCCATCGACGCCGCCATCCGCTCCGAGCAGGGGAGGAAGGGCAAGTGAGCGCACTCGTAACCTGCGGCCATTGCGGCAGGAATATCCAGGAAGTAAAGGCGCGGGTCGTCAGCTTCGATCCGCCGTTCTACCTTTGCCCGACTTCATGTGAACGGGCGGCTGGGGGCAATTAGATGAGCGACTGCGAGAAGATGTTGAAGATGAAGCAGGACGACGAGATCAAGCTGTGCAAGGAGATCGACGCGCTCCGTTCCACCGTCGCCGCCCTAGAGGCGAAGCTGGAAGAGATGAAGGAATCGTGGAACAACGCTCGTCAGGTAGCTATGAGAGCCGAATCCGCTCTTGCGCAGAGGACCGCCGTCTATGCGAAGGACTGGGAGTTGTGGAACACCGAACTCGCCGCCGTGAAGAAGGAGCGGGATGCGCTGAAAGTGGAGAGGGACACGCTGAGCGAAATGTTTGAAACGCAGGCGGCACTCCCGAAGCCTTGCCATACGAACGCCTGCGTCTGCGCGGCCGACCTAGAGAAGCGGGTGCGGGAGGAGATTGATAATGCTCTCCAGGATGCGGCAGAAGAGGCCATGAACTACGGAGTGCCCAGGGAGCCAGAAGGGAAGCCGCTAGATTCTGCCGATGTTTGCTATTGGCTCAGAGATAAGTCTCTCGCCCTCCGCGCAGGAAAGGAGGGGGCATGAAGTCAATCAAGTGGGAGCAGGGCGCGCTCCCGGGCATCTTCATTGCGGCCTGCTGCGGCGGACTGAAGTGGGCGCTACTCGTAGCGGCGGCATCGGCACGGATCGAATGGAAATCGTCCCACGAAGGCGGGAGGGAGCCGAATGGAAAATAGAGATGACGGTGGACCGGCGTTTCCGATGCCGGGACATGAGTCCAAGGGCTACGAGTATGCGACTCAGGACGGGATGTCCCTGCGCGACTGGTTCGCGGGACAGGCGTTAGCACGGTTGGCCGACATCGAGCACGTTGGGAAAGACGGTGACTTTTCCGCATGCGGAGAGTTCGCCTACAGGTTCGCCGACGCCATGCTCGCCGCGCGCAAGGCGGCGCGATGAAGAAGCCGAGAGCGCGTTACGGCGTGTGGATAAACCGCAGGCTATGGTGCTGCGATTGCCAGCTTGCCCCCAAGAATCCGGCCGGGCGAAGGAACTGCGATGCGTGTCGGAACGTCCGCCCCCGAGCGGGCCACGGCGGGGCACGTCCAAAGAAATGAAGGCTTTAACTGCGAACGGATGTCAGCACAATCCGTACGGCTGTGGGTGCTATCGGGCGTATTCCCGAATGGCGCGAGAGATCAAGAAACTGAGGCTGTCCGCGAAGCGCCGCGCCAAGCCGCCGAGGAGGGGAGCGTGAAGATCACGAAGAAAGTTCTTAGTGCCGCGTCTATCCGGTATCACTGGGAGGCGCACAAAGAACATTGCGAGGACACCGCGCCGTGCATGATTAAGATTCGCGGCCGGATGCGCCGCGCTCTTGAAGCGGCTGTCCGCGCCGAGCGGAGCGCGCGGGGAGGGGGACGGTGACCTGGAGAAAGCATTCGGCATTTACGCGCAGAAGCGAGGCGGTCAAGATCGCGAAGATGCTACGAGCGCCAGGGGATCATCGAGTCCGGTCCCGTATCCGCAAGGAAGTCTACTGGCGAGTGGAATACCTACAGACGTTTGGAGAAACCCGATGACCCCCGAGCGCGAGGAATGGCTATCAGGTTTCTATCCGTCGAAGATGGAGAACTGGGAAGAGTGGAAAAAAGAATGGAGCATGGGGCCTAACGCCAAGAAAGATTGGGTTTGGTTCAGCGGATACTTTACCGAGCAGTCCGCGCGGAAGGTGTTGGAAAAAAGGAGGAACCCGTGAGCGAGAGCCCGACGCAGGATGAAGCGAATAATTGGTGCGAGTGGCTAAAGAAAGAAGATGAAGGCGGCAGGTGGTCGATGCCTGGCGACTTGAAGAAATGCGCCGATGTTCTCGCCGCCGCCTACCGCAATCTCTCCGAGCGCAAGGGCCTGGCGCTCCCCGCCCCTCTCCCCTCCGAGCCCCCGAAGGCCTGCCCGGACTGCGTAGGGTTGAGGGAGGCGGTCGAGTATATCCTGTCTTGCGATGACGATTTGATCCGGTGGTTTTGGAAAAACGAGCCCGGGATGATGGAGAGGTTGAGTGCAAGATTGCATGACCTCTCCCACCCCGCCAGCAAGAGCGCCGAGGAGAAGCGATGAAACATACGAAAGAGCCGTGGTCGTCGCATATGCTTGGCGGTGGAAAGGGAGGCCATCCCAACCACTACAGCATTCGCGCGCCCGGAGACGACGGTTGCGCGGGATATGGGATTGCCGAGTTTCGCGGACAGAATGATGGCAAGAACGGATGGAACGCAAGGCGAGCCGTCGATTGCGTCAACGCCATGGAAGGAATCGAGGACCCCGCCGAGTTCGTCCGAAAGGCCAAAGCGAGCGCCGAGGTCGAGCTGGCGAGGGATGCGGTGGTGGAGGCGGCAGACGTTATCAGCCGTTTCGTATCACCAAGATTAAAACCCGAGTACGGCGGCACAAAAGATTTTTCTGTTATTTTGCCAACACCGGATGCAATCGCCATTAGTCGTGAACTGTTCGAGGACCTAATCACGGCTAAACAATCACTGGACGCCGCCGAGGCCAAGGCGAGGGAGGCGGGGAGATGAGCAAAGCCATCTTCTGGACCATAATGGCCGGCGCCGGCTGGGCGGCTTGGTGGGTGATGGGATGAGCCAAGATCCGAAGATCATCAAAATTCGCTGGTGCCGCCAGTGTGGCGATAAGCTCCCGAACCTGCGCGGACCATGCTCAAAAGACAGCAAGCGGGAACCCCATGTCGTCGAGGTCTTTGAGCTGCCGCCCATCTTGGAGACAGCGAAGTGCGGTTGCTGTATTCGTATCGCGTGCCAGCTCGATGTAGATTTAAGGCCGTCCACCTGCAAGGGCAGTATGTGGCGCCCAATCTCAATCGCCAAGATGCGATCAAAGCAATATTGCTCTAGAGGCGTGGGATCGTGTCAGGCAATAGGCCAGGCGATGGCAAAGAAGAAAGCCGTTATCGTGGAGTGCGGAAACGAAACTTGCGAATGGGGGCCAAACAAAACACGAAAGAAGTTTGAGCGACACCTATACCGAATTAAGAACTTCAAGCGCAGCTTCTGTTGCCCATCCTGCCAATTCATCCAGATTAGGCGCGAACAGAAGCGGTTAAAACTCGCCAAGAAAGAAGTAGAGAACGGCCTTGGAGCTCAACTGCTTTCATGCCGCGGGCACCGCGGCGACGTAACCGAACACGCCCTCATATCCAAGAACCGCTACCGTTGCATCGAGAAGATATCTGGCAAGGAATGCGGGGCAACGCGGGAAGGCGGGATCAATATAACCGAAGTTCTAGCCGACCGAGTAAAGTTCAACAGACAGGCGGTAACGGCCCAATGAAGGCACTCATAACTGGAATCACCGGACAAGACGGCTCCTATCTGTCCGAGCTATTGCTAGACAAGGGCTACGAGGTTCATGGCGTAATTCGCCGCTCGAGCTCCTTCAACACCGGCCGGATAGATCACATCTTCGACAGACTCAACCTGCACCACGGCGACATAACAGACGGGGAAAGTTGTGCGAGGATTCTATCTGCCATTGAGCCCGATGAGGTCTACCACCTGGCCGCTCAATCACAGGTGCGGGTCAGTTTCGATATGCCGATCTACACTGGCGAAGTAACGGCAATCGGCGCCGCAAGGATGCTGGAAGCGATCCGTTGTCTAAAGAAACGCCCCAAGTTCTACAACGCTGCCAGTTCGGAGATGTTTGGAAACGCGCCAGCGCCCCAGAATGAAGATACGCCGTTTGACCCCAGGAGTCCTTACGCCTGCGCCAAAGTCTACGCCTACCAGATGACCAAGAACTACCGGGAGGCCTATGGGATGTTCGCGGTAAGCGGGATTCTGTTCAACCACGAAAGCCCCCGGAGGGGAGAAACGTTCGTAACTCGCAAGATCACCAGGGCAATAGGCCGAATCCTCCGGGGTGAGCAGCGCGAGCTGCACATGGGTAACCTTGAGGCAAAAAGGGATTGGGGCTTTGCCGGCGACTACGTTAAAGCCATGTGGCTAATGCTTCAGGCCAAGGAGCCAAAGGATTACGTCATCGCCACCGGAGAAACCCACAGCGTCAGGGACTTCATCCAGGACGCATTTTCCCACGCAGGGTTAGACTGGCAGAAATACTACCGCTTCGATCCAAGGTATCTCCGACCAACCGAGGTCAATTGTCTCTTGGGAAATCCGGTTAGAGCCATGAAGGATCTTGGATGGGCGCCGTCGGTTGAGTACAGGCAGCTTGTTGAAATGATGGTGGAGGCTGACCGTGGCTTGTAATAAATGCCCAGAAATCGAGCGCGAAGCAAAAATGTATCGGGCCCTTTGGCTCGAGGAACAGGAGAGATGTTCCGAGGCGTCAAAACTAGGCTGGCGTGCCGTTTGGGCCATCAAACGATGGCTGATGAACAAAGAACGCCGCGAAATACTAAAAGACCTAAAGCGGGAACATGTTTGGGTTGAGTCTAACATGAGGGCAAATAAGAGGGATTGTTCTTCGCCGCCATCGTTTAACGAGGCAAAGTATTTTCTTCACGATGGAGACGTCAAGACCGTTGAGCAATGCGAAAAAATCCTAGACCAAGAGGACGGAGGCAATCGGTGACCGACAGAACGCGCAAAGATGCTGCCCAGGAGTTCTACAACCTCCTTCGCAAAGGAGTCCACCGCAAGATGGCATTTTGGCGCGTTGCTCAGAAGTACCAGACTTGCGAGAAGTCCGTTAGAAGATGGTGCAAGAAGTTTGGCGTACCCACAAACATCTACTGAGTTGTCCCAGGTTGTCCCAATCAATCGCTATGCCGTAATCTGAACTTCATCTAAACTTTCGCAGTGGTGAACAATCACTGCATCCGCATTCTTTGCGGTCATACGCCCCTTCGGAATAACCGGAGGGGCTTTGCTTTGTGGCGGGAAAGCTGGGGACTATAGGATACCACCATGCCTGACGCCCCCGAAATTCCTGAAACGTCGAGGATGCAGATTTACCTCGATGGAATAATTACAGGACTCTACGACAATAAGACAAAGCAAGAGATCGCTGACTTGCTGGGCGTTGATCGTCGCACGTTGTTGAACTGGAACAAGAAAATAGACTGGCCGCATATTTTAGAGCAACGCCGGAAACTCTATGTGCAGGACATCATGGAGATAGACGCGGCAATGCTCCGTGAGAGCAAGAAGGGAAGTGTGCCAGCTTCCGAGCTTTGCTACCGCCGCTTCGACGGCTACGTTCCCGAGAACAAGATCACGGCCGAGATGAGGAAGGACCAGGACCTTTTGGCAGAAGCCGAGAAGATCAAACAGGAGCTGATGCGTGGACAAGCAGGCCCAACTGGACCGGATCTGCCTGGAGCTGGCCCGGCGCCGTCTGTATGAACGCCTGCGCTACTTCAAGCCTAATGGCGGCCAGGCCCGGTTTATCGCTGAACTTGTGCGGGAGCCATACCCTTTGATTTGCGTGAACGGTTCAGGAAACGGCGGGGGCAAGACATACTTGCTAGTCGCCTTGCTTGGCGCGATCCAATGGCCCGCGCTGGCCGCTCCTTGCTTCCAGGACAAACTATTCCAGAAATGGCCCTTCCCCAAGCGCCTGCGTATTGCCTCTACGCCGAAGGAAGTTGAGGACATCGGCGCTTTCCAGACGGCGGTAAAGGAACTTTGGCCCAAAGGCCGTTACGAGGAGATGCGCAAGGGGAAGTCATATCCCTGCCAATTCAAGAGCGATACCGGATTCGTCACGGACGTAATGACCTACGAGCAAGACGCCGCTGAGTTCGCAGGTCCAAACTTGGGACTAGTTGCCTTCAACGAGCCCCCGCCCGAGGACATCTACAAAGAGTGTATCGCCCGTCTTCGCAAGGGCGGTATTGCTATCGGGGCCATGACATCGCTTAACACTAACCCTTGGGTTGTTTCGGGAATCTTTGAGAAGGCCAACGGCAAGGACATCCGCGTAATCTACGCCGATGCAGAGGAAAACTGCAAGCAACATGGCCAGAACGGGACCCTGGAGCATGAGCAAGTCGAGAAGATTCTAAGCCAATTCGACCCCGACGAACGCGAAGCCCGCAAAAGCGGCAAGCCTCTAATATTCGCTGGCCGCATCTTCAAGACCTTTGACCGTAACGTCCATGTTCGCGAGTTCGACATACCCCCTTCTGGCGTTTCCCATGGGATGATCGTCGATCCAGCGATTGGAAAACCTTTAGCCATCGCCTGGCGCTTCGTAGACAAGACCGGAACGCTCCACTACTACGACGAATGGCCCGAGTTCCAGTTCGAGGGGGCGAAGGACTCGAATCTTGCCGTCAGCGATTACGTCGCGCTAATCAAGACCCGCGAGAATGGCCGCAGAATGGACTCCCGAATCCTTGATCGCCACTTTGGCAACAGCCGCAGGACGCTCGGTGGATTGACCCTAAAGCAAGAGTTCGACGAGGCCGGGCTAGAGTTCACCGATTCCTACACGATGGACCCAGCCTCAGAGGTCGAGTCTGGCATCCTGAAGGTGAAGGAATATCTGAAGTACGACAAGACCAAGCCCATTGACGCGCTCAACCGCCCCAAGATCGTCATTCATCCCAACTGCAAGAACCTCATCGCCGCCTTCGAGCGTTGGGGCCGAAACCCCAAGACGGGCAAGCCCGAGGAAGCCTTCAAGGACTTCATGGACTTGGTGCGCTACGACGTTATGAGCAATCCCGCCGTTGACGAAATGACGGCGTGGCCCAGCGTGGCGCGGCCGGCGTACAAGGTGGAATCGTGATTGAATCCGACACACTCCCCCAACAGGCCATCGACTACCTAAACAAGATAAACGAGGCCAAGAACGCCGATGCCGCGGCATTGGGTAGAGTCGGCGCCCGCTCGGAGCTTTTGAACTGGTGCAATCAGTGGTTCACCGCCGCGCAGAGCTGGCGAAAGTCATCCTACGAGGACGACTGGCTCATGTGGCAGCGCAACGCCGATGGACGCTATGACCCAAAGATCGCGTCCCAAAAGAAGGACTGGCAATCCAAGGCCTTTGTAGACACCACGCCCAGCCACCGCGAGAACATCCAGGCAGAGCTTTTCCGGCTTGTGGCGGGATCGCGGCCGATTCTTGACGTATCGCCCCGCCCCGGTGGAGACGAGAATCAGGCAGAAAACATCCGCGATCTTCAGTTGCGCGAGATGGAGAAGTCACGCTTTGAGGTCGAGTACAACAAGATCATTGAGGACAAGACCACTTACGGATCAGGATTTTCCCGTTTCTGGTGGGAAAACCGCGTAGAGGATAGGCCGGTTCGTATCCCCATCCCTGAGCCCGTAGACATCAGAAACCCGGCCTCCATCAAGCGCCGGATGATGGGCCAACCGCAGATCGTCGGATACCAGACCCAGATGCGCCCGCAGATCATCTACCGGGGCGTTCGGTTCCAGTACATCCCGATTTGGGACTTCTTCCCCGACCCGAAGGCTTTGCAGATCAAGGGCAACACCTGCCTGTTCCGGTCCTGGATCAACCTTCAGGCAATCATGGACTCCGTTAATTCCGGCGAGTTCATGCCCGAATCTGCCCAGGCGATGCGTGAAGAGGCTTCTAACGAGACGGTGCCCGCCGACAAGATGCTCTTGCAGATGGAGCGGCGAATCTCCGACTCAGCCCCCAAGCGCGAGGGCTACCAAAAGACCTGGGAGTATTACGAACTCTTCGGCAAGCTGCCCCAGAAGTGGGTCTACCCGCTGCTTAAAGAGCCCATGGAAGTCACCGAGGCCGACAAGCTAGTCCCGGCCCGGGTGATCTTCCACAAGAAAACGATCTTCTGCGTCTACATCAACGACGACTACGAGGGCGAGCCGCCATTCTTGAAGGACGACTACTTCCCGGTAAATGGGCGATTCTACGCCCGCGGCATCCCCGAGATGCTGAAAAACCCGCAGATGATTATTAACGCGGTGGTCAATCAGCGGCTCGATGAAGGCAACCTTGCCCTAGATGAAGGCTACGCCGTCGTTGAGAAGGCCCTAGCCAACCCCGAGGAGTTCCTGCAAGGCGGCCCTGGCAAGATCGCCCGCGTCCACCAGAAGGCCACGGGCCCAAATGGCGACGTTCGCAACGCCATCATGCCCCTTGGACGACCAGACGTTAAGGTCAACGCCGGTTTCGTCGAGGTCCATGAATGGGAGCGGATGGCCCAGGAGCGGACTTCGGCCAATCGCGTAACCCTTGGCTCGCAGGGCTTGGTCCATGACGCCAACCGGACATTGGGCGGCCAGCAGATCCTAAAGCAGACGGCCGGCGAGAAATTCGCCTACATCGCTATGGTGTCCGAGTTCACGTTCCTGTACCAGGTGTTCCGGGCCTACTGGAAGCTGATCTACTCCAACCTCAATGCGGGAGACGTCATCGCGGCCATCGGCCCCGAGCGCGCCCAGGGCTTCCAATTAATCAGTCCCGAGGACGTCGAGAACGCCTACAAGTACGAGCCGAAGGGAATCTTTGAGCGTGAGGCCAAGGCCGAGCTCCACGCACGGCTTCAGGCCCTATACGAGCAGTTCCAGGGCG